ATCAACAACATTTTGATTTCCAGAACGACTTATTATTCTTCCGAGATCTGCTACATTAACTCCGAGTGCTGCAGCTAATGATTGTCTCTGCAACCTGTTTAGATCGCCAAAGCTTGTACCCTGTAAATTCTTTTGTATTTCTCTTATTAAGCCCTCATTGTCATTGTTCAGTGCAAATCTTCTAGCTGCATCTAAATTTAATTGTCTTCCTAATAATACTTCTGCTTCAAACTCTGCAGCTATTGACGATTCTATATTTAATAAGCTATCAGCTATAGCTTCTAATGAACTTAATTCTACACCAGCCTTTGCTGCTTGTACTGCTAGTTTACCCATAGATTCAGCAGATCCGTCTGTCATTGATGCTAACACTGTTGCATTTTGTGCCATAGATGCGAATACTTTTGATGGGTTAACTTTGTTAGCTTGTGCTAGAGCTTGCACGGTTACCAATTGTGCAGATGCGCCTTCACGTGATACATCAGTGACCTCTGACATCATTTGAGCTAGTTCTGCGACTTGTGTGCTACTTAAACCTGTCTGCATTGCAAGAGTTGCGTCAGATACTCCAATAGCCATATTATTTGCAAGATCCATATTGTCTGCAACTTTACCAGCCTCAAATGCAGCATCTCTTATCTTTGAGTTAACACCTGTAAATGTGCCTAATAAATTTTGTGTTGTTCCTAAATTTGCTCTAAAATTTGCTGCTAATGCTGCTGAATTACCTATCGTACCGCCTGTTGCTTCTTGAACTGCGCGTGTTTCATTTGCAGCAAATTGTAAAACCTTAACAAGAGCACCTGTTACGATAAGTGCTGTCCCTTGAGCTGAAGCGAAATTACTTGCAAACTCAGCGATTTTTTTCTGTATTTCTGCACCTTTGGACTCAACATCATTTAGTGTCTTTGCCCTTGACTGTTGAGTTTGTAAATTTTGTACTCTTTGTCTTTGAGTAGTTAAGAAATTTAATTCAATTTCATATTCTTCGCTTTTTTTATCAAGCAAAGATATAGCTAACTCTACTTCTGCCTCTAGAGAGATTAAATTTGAAGTAAGTAGTTTTGATTTGTCATCGTAAATGCCAAGAATATCAGACTCAATTGCTAGTGAAGATTCTATTGCTGCTGCAGCTTTTGATTGTCCTTGACCCTGGGCATTAAGAGTTTTTAGCTTATCAACCATAGAAGCTATAGACTCTGCTGATTTATTCGACTGCTCTGCTATTTTTCTTAAATCTTTGTCAACATTTGTTGCGCCAAGCTTTTCAAATGCCATCTTCGCATCGCTTCCGCTTTTTGCAAGGTCTGAAAGATTTTTAATAGCCATATCAAATTTACTTGTGACACTTGTTAGTGATACATCAAGTGTATCCATCTGGACTGCTAACTCTTTAAGCTTTCCTCTTTCTGCTTGTGACAGTCTACCTTGCTTAGCTTCAAGATCATTTATTTTTTCTTGTAGCTTTTCTTTCTGCTTTAGTAAGTTAACTTCGTTTTGTGTGACTGTGGGCATTGATATTCCCTATTTAAACATTGCTGCTATTTTTTCAACCCTCGCCCTTTGATCAGCAGGCATTTTCTCTATTTTCTTTCTTACTTCTTCTGCATTAGCATCTATTTGTCTATCAATAGCATCTAATTGTGACTGTATCTTTGAGTCTAGAGCTTTTGTTTGGTTTGCTATTCTCTTTGCTTTAGAGTCTTGCCCTTTTAGCTTAGATAAAATATAACTTCCAATAAGAAATGTTGCAACCGCTGCTGGTGCTATTTCATTCATTTTAGATTTTTTCATTGCAAAACTCCTAATATAATATTATACAGATATAATTATCGAGTTTTCTAAATTATTAACCAGGTCTTTGTATATTTGGTCTTGATGTTGTAGAAACTTTTTTGACTTGCTCGTTCTCTTTTGTCCTAGCTTTGATCAGCTTATCAGTATAAAATTTTCGTAAGTATACTGGCATTTCATACACATCACCGAATGTAAATGCGCCTTCACTGTAGTAAATGAGGCTGAATATTGCATCATGTACTATCGGCTTGTATTCGGGGTCTACCGGGAAGGCCAGAAGAAATTTGTCTGTATGGGCAATTCTACGTCTTGTACTGCTTTACATGCAGCACATCCAAAGTGTGTCTTAAAATCTACGTCTGGTGATAGAGCAGCATAGTGTTCTCTAAAAGCTCTAGAATCTACAGCAAAAAACTCATTGTTAATAAAGTTTGTGATTGTCTCAGGATCAGATTCACCATCAACAGAAATCAATTGATACCTTAGTCGTGTTGTTATTTCACCTATAGCTTTTATTCCTGCATCTCTTTGGCGCTGTATCTCTTTGATTACTTTTGCTTCGTCTCCTTGTGTCAGCAATTTAAACTCTATCTTTCTCTTAGAGTTTGGAAGCTCATACTCAAATTTATTTCCGTTTGCGAATTTTGATTCATCTATATCTTTGTATTTGTATACAGTTAAATCGAAGTCTGTTTCTTCTTTTGTTCCACATTCTTTACAGATAACTTCTGCTTTATATTCTTTACCGTATCCTAAGATTCTTGTTGCTAACATAATTGCGTTTTTATCACCAATAATAATGTCATCAAAATTAACTTTAGTAATAACTACTGATTTTAGCAATTCGTCTATAACAGTTCCGTCTTGTATAAGATTGACTGACGTTAGAATATCTTCTTCTCTTGCTGTCATGTATTTTATTTCGACTTTACCATTTGATAATGGGTGGCCTTCTGGGTACACGAGTCCCTTGCTTGGAAGGTCCACTACTTCAGTAGGGAACCTACTTTCTTTTTTTACTGTAGACATTATAACTCCTTTGTTTACTTGTCTTACATAACTAGTTGTGAACTAACTTTAACATCAGAATGCCACGACGGAAGTCGAAGCAGTTCACTATAAATTTTTGATTAGAACTGTAGTACAGCGTAATCGTATCTGAGTGTCAATTCAATATTGACTGGCTCATTTGCAGACCAATCAAGTGTGCCGAAGTTAGCCTGTTGGATATAAGTTCCAACTAATTGCCATTCTTCTACTATGTCACCTACAGGTCCAAGAACATTAAATGTTACGTTTTTCTTATAAAAGTCTGAGTAGCCATCACGACCAGTTACAGATTCATGTGATAATCTAACCCATTCCATTGTTGCTTGCGCAGCGGAAGGTACAACTGGATCATACATTGTTATTGTTAGGGGTTGCCAATCGCCTTTCCCTTTTACATAACGTTTTACATTAATATGATCTAATGTGATGTCTTCGAAATTAATTTGAGGTCTTGCAGCTGCTTTTATTGTGTAAGCTGGAATTCCCTCTATATACATAATGAACCTATTTTGAACTTTTGGTTCAAATTGAGTAAACATTATATCTGTCGGATCTATCAGCTGTGGCATTCTATTTCTCCATAAAGGTTTTATTTCATTCAGTAATAAATATCAAGAACTCAGGAAAAATACTGTATAAAAGAAAAAAGCCCAGAGTATTAGTCTGGGCTTTTTAACTGTTTTTCAACCAAGATTTATTGGAAAGTTGCTCCTGATGGCTGAACAACGAAGTCAAGAACGATAAATTCTACAGACCTTGCAGGCTGTATAAATATCTGTCCTACCAGCTGATTTCTATCGATCACATCTGGTGTGTTGTTACTGTCATCCATTACAACTCTAAAACCAGTTAGTCCTTGATTTGATTGTACTGAATCAAGATAAGGGTTAACTATGTTTAAGAATCTTGCTCTTGTTGCAACTGTATTGTTTTCAAACAATAAGTAGCGTGAAGAACTAGCAATAAACTTCTTAAGCCTAATTAACAACCTACGAACATTGATTCTATCAAGCGCAGATGGCTTTGATTGAAGTGTTTTTTGACCAAAAACTACAACGCCTTGACCTGGGAATGATGCAATAGGGTTGATCCTATTTTCATACAGCAAGTCTCTTTCAGCGTGTGTTAGTCTAGTTTTAGCCTCTAATACACCTCTTAATCCACCACGATTCAAACCAGCAGGTGCAAACCATTCATGTGCAACTCTATCATTTTGAGCTATCACACCAGGAATTACCACTGAAGGTGGTACCCATATCGGTAAGTTTACTGTATCATCAAGTAGTTTTACCCACGGATAATAAGTAGCTGCATAGTTTGTATCAACACTAGTTATAGCGTTGACAGCAGTGTTTATACCATCACCCCAAGCTACTGAGTCAAATACATAAAATGTATCACCTCTATCTTGTACAGTTTGTTGTGCAAGATTTATTGGGCTTGGATGCAAATTGTAGATCAAGCCAGGAGTAGATAATAAGTTTATATCAAACTCATCAGCATTACTAATTGCTTTTATTGCTCTTTCATAAGCAACTGATCCACTTGATGTTGATGATGAACAATCAAGTCCTTGTTGGTTAGCAGCTGTAATATTCTTACCTGTATTCTTCTTTATTGCAGGATTGACACCGTCAAATCCACCTTGTAGAGGTACAAAGAATTTTCTTTGTGCTACATTTGAATGTGTTAAGCTAACAGCTGTTGAAGCAGATGCGAAAGTAGTAGCACCTCCAAACAACGCTGATGTTGCCTTAGCATCACCTACCATATCATCTAAACTAAATGATGGGTTGTGATAAACAGCTGCATCGGTTGCCAACGGCATTAGAAAACTTCTATTATCTTCTGTTGAGAAATCAAACCCGTAGAAGATACTAGTGTCATATTGACTTGTTGTTGAGCTTACCTGTGAAGTTGTAAAAGTATTATTAACAAGCTGTGCTAGTTGATCAGTTGGATCGTCAACTGAACATGACTGTGGAAGCTTCATTGCAGCGTGGCCGTAAGGTACTAAGCTTTTTGAAAATCCACCTTCATTTAATGTTGCACTACCTGTGATGAAGACATATCTAGAGAGATTTGGCCATTCAGCATCACCGTTGTAATTAACTTTTCCATCTGAGTCAACAGAAATCCACCTTGTTCCAACTCTTCTACACAAGAAGTTTGTTGACTTAGGATCTAAGTTTAAGTTGTCAAACTGTTCTACAATTTCATCATCTGCTGCTGCAAATGTTTGCTGATCAATTTTTCTAACTTGTAAACTAAAAGTTCCGTAGTCTGAACCTGGTACTTCTGAAGCCTGTTTTACATTTGATATAGCTACTTTAAAGTGCTTGTTTGTTTCAGTTTCGCCATCATGTCTTAAAGCAACTTGAAACAAGTTCTCAGCATTACCATCTTGTTTTTGACTAAGAATAGAAGGTGTTAATGCCTTCTTGTAGTCTTGTAAAAGATTTAGTGGTACAACAGAGCCTGTCACAGCAGATCCACCTGAAGCGTTTGCTGTAGCTCCTACTGGAAACTGCTTATAGATGTAAAAGGGACAGTCATTACCCTGTGCTTTAGTTGATATTGGATTGTCACTGAAGACATCCTTATAGTATTTGTTACTAGAGGCATCGAATGATGCGGAAAACTGATAGCTTCCAGAACTTACATCAAAAGCACTAAATGTACCAGATACATGTGTAGATGCGAGAGGTGTTAATTCTCCTACAGTCAGAGCATTTGGTGCTAGTACTAAGTATAGTTGTTTTTCTTCTGTGCCGCTTCTATCTGCAGAAATCTGTACGGTGTTTGATGAGTATCCTCCGATACCTAAAACACGTACAATTGTTACAGTTCCCGCACTTCGTAGATATTCTCTAGCAGTTATTGGTACGTAAAAACGATCATCTAAAGATCCGAACATCTCTTCAAACTCTTGGAAATTGCGAATTACAGTTGGTACAAAAGCAGGTCCTTTTTTAGTAGGACCTATTAATGCAGCACCTATTTCGGCAATACCTTGAGGTAAGAAAGAGAGATCTTTTTCACGAGTAAATACGCCCGGTGAGACAATTCTCTCTGCCATTTAATTTCTCCGTTAAGTGTTTTTTAAGAGTACAATTTAAAATAAATATGCATTTAATATTTCAAAATGCACTTAAGTTATTAACCCTTTTCGGCAGGTTCTATATAGCCTTCTTTGCTATCAAGTGGCGCTGAAGGTACTGTGCTAGGTGTAAATACACCAGTTTGTGGATCTAATGATCCTGGTCCGTACTTATCATTAAGAACTTTTGCTGTGTCTTGTTCTTCTGTAGAAAGATCTTCTAATGCCGACATTAGAGATTCTTCTGTTTCCAACAACCTGGTTGCATTCTTTTCTGCTGCAATTTGCTGCATTTTTAAGCCGCCTAATTGTAATTGTATGTTGTTGTATTTTTCACGGATTACTTGAAGATCTTTCATTTCATCTTCTGTAAATTTAATTTCGTCAGCCATGCTTAGACTCCTTTATAACGTTTTATTCTTTAATATATATGATTTAAAAAACTGAAAAGTAAAATTATTTGCTGC